AAAAAATTAACATTAAAGGCATACAAGCCGTTTACCTTGCCGTTTTGGTGAAATTACAAACGAAATTTTAGCCTTAAAATAGTTGTAACACATTGAGTGGAAGAGTGTTACACTTAGTGACCGCGAGAGGCTTCGAACCCCTAACCCTCAGAGCCGAAATCCGAAAGGATAAAAATTTTCGCTTTATAACTTCTTTAAAATCAGATACTTTTAAATGAACAACTATAAGGAAATAGTGGTCTTCCTTGCTTTTTACCTTGACGGCAATAAACGATGTAGGTAGTTGGTTTATAATGATTTACAAGGATTTTAAAAATTACTTACCTTGCCTTTTTGGTGTATTTCAGAATTTAGTCATATGGTTTTATCCGAGCTTGTTTGCTTGGTTATTTTTTTATAACTTTGTGCTTTAAAAAGTAACTTATGAGCTATAAATCAAAATCAGAGGAAGTGTTAGAATTTGCCTTTTCTACGCTTATATTTAGTATATCCTTTTTGTGCCTTGTTATATCTATATTAGCTATTATTAGTTTTTTTGAAAAGCACTAAAAAGATATTGATGTTTCTTTTCTATTGTTCTTAGAATAATCATCTTCCCATAGGATAAAAACAACAGGAGATCTATTTTCCAACCCATAAAGAAGCGCATAAAAGCTAAAACTATCTCCATTGTTAAGGATAGGGTATGGTAACTTATGTTGATCGTTTATAGATATTTTATCCTCTTTATCTAATCCATTCCAATCAATACAAATATTTTTTGCAGGTGAGTACCCTATGTTTCTTATTACAAGTGCTCTTTTGCCCTTACCTAAATCACTAACTTCAATTTTTATATCAGCTTTTGAATAGCTATCTATTTGATACTTATTGATAATTTCCTGCTGTTTGTTCAACTTTCTATTGATGAAATAAGACCATATAGCCACACCAAGCGACAAAAAGAATGTCAGTATATCCACAATGGTAATGTGTATATCAAAGAAAAAATCAAAACTCATTTTTAAATATGGTTTAAGGTTTAATACACTATCCTCTCCACAATCGCCGTGGCTACTACTTGATAGAACTCATACATTAAAAGTAATATCCCTTCTTAAATTATCATATATCAATCTTACTTCCTCATCTGTAAAAAGCCTGTCATACTCCGTGTCTATAGACTTATCAAGTTTTTTGATAAGTCTAATTTTTCTCTTGGTATAATCTTCCTTGCTTCCAAATCCATGTAAAGAGAAATAAAACTTATCCGAAAGTATAATATCACATAGTTGGATTGCTTGATGTATTTTCAATTCCTTTTCCAAATTTATAGCTAGCCTTTGTTGTGCAAGCCCTGTATTATGTCCATATATAACAGCTTGTTTTGCATGAAATGTTGATAAATTGAAATAAGAAGGATCTTCATTTCTTGCTTTGAAATACGCCTCCATTAGATTAATATGAACTCCATAATCTTTAGGATTTTTCTGTAAAAGATTTTTCCCTAAAGCTATAGCTTCCTCGTATTGTTTATCAAAAACGAGGTTTCCAATGATTATACTTTCAGGAATTTTAGAAGAATAGACAATATTTTCATCGTCTATTTCCAATACTTTGTTTATAGTAATCCCCATGACTATTACATTCTTTCTTTATTAAAACTTCCTCTCACAGCATAAAATGCACGGATAATACTAAGGGGGTACTCACGAGGTTCGTAGTTTGCATTCTCACTAACTAATAGCACATGCTGATCGTCCGAACCTTTTCGTACATATTTGATATTTATATCGTCATTGTTAAAAACAATCACATAAGGGTGTCCAAATACTAAATACACATAATCCACAGGCTTTATTCCTATAATATCGCCTGATTTATATTTGGGGTACATACTATCCCCATAAACATTTATAAATAGCACGTCTCTTCCGAAGTTAGGAACATATACAGGTATTTTATTGACTTCACTACTGAGTGATAAAAAGTCAAATCCTGCTTTTGCATATACTTCAGGGTAATAATAACCTGTTGGCTCCCCTTCAGGAGATCCTAAAACCTCCCCTTCCCGAAAGTATTCCCTTGCTTCCTCTATGTACTTAGATAAAACATTCTTTTGCTTTGTGGATAGTTCTGTTACACCTTGTTGTACCTCTTTAAGCGTTTTTACAGGTATACGTGTTTTCTCATAAATATCAGTCAGGGTAATATCATACCCTTTGCGCTCGTCTCTTAGGAATAATACTAAATCATCTTCCTCTTCCTCCTCTGGTACAACCTCTTCTATCTGTGGGACAAGCATGGAGCCTTCTCCAAGTAACAGCCAAGTTTTGCTAAGTTCTGGGAAAATAGGAGCTATTTTTTTGTCAAACATTTCGCTTTTTATTCCCTTACGAATATTATTTACATAGCCATTTGATATTCCACATTGTTGCTCAAATTTACTTTGACTTATTCCTTTATATTTTAAGAAATCAAGCAATCTATTTTTTACAGAATTTTGTTCTGTATCCGAATTATCTTTCATACTTTTGTGTTTTAATTAAAAATTTGTTTGTTATCTTGAAATCATCAAAACAAAGACGTTTTGGAATTCGTATTTCGATTGTAACTGAAATTCTTTTTTAGGAAATATTCTATGATCTGTTATACACCTTTACCACTAAAATCACTTCTTTAATATATTAACAAACTTGTTATAGACATCAGGATTTTGCAAATCATTCCAATATACTTTTTCATAATTATATCTATCAAAAGAACCTTTCTTTAGATAAATAATTAGACCAAACTTATCACAAAGGATAATCTTTTCACTTTCTAATAAGTTAGCATAGGAACGAGCTTGTTTAAATGCATCTTCTATTTCCTTATTATTTTTCAGATGATATTTAGCCTCAATAAGTATCTTTGCTTTCTCGTATCCTCTTTTATTGTCGTAATGTAAGGCATAATCAGGATATATTCTGTTACCTCTACCTGCCTTTATTGGTAATTGTCTTATGAAATCTTTGTTTTCAGAATATCCTATCTGGTTCAGATAATATTCTAATAATTTCACTTCCACATCTCTTTCATTATGCAATTCAATTCCCTGAGGTGGTTCAGGAGCCTGTAATGTTGGTAACACAGATGTATCAAACCCTTTACTTCTTATCAACTGCAATAAATGTGAATAATCGTCATTAGATATAGCCCAACCATTTACTCCTTGAAATTTTTTACGTATTAGAGGGTGTTTTGAAAAATATTCATCAGATTCTAATTCTTTTAGTGTTATGTATGGTATCTCAATTCCATCACCTATATAAGAATTGGCATAATAATAGAAAAAAGGATCAACAACTCCGTCTGTTTGCGCTATCCATATATGAGTAATTGCACTAATAGGAGAAGTTTCATAATGTACTAAAATATCTCCTTTTTTAGTTTCAGGATTTGCTTGCCAAAATTTTACTTCTTCCAATCGTTCTTCCTCTGAGATTAACCCTCCTATGAACCACGCTTGAGTTGGTTTAGATATTTCCGTTTTTTCGTTATTTACATAGTTAGGGGCAAAATCGTACAAGAAAGCACATAATTCATTAGGGGTAAGATTGTTTTCTATTCTAAACTTGTAAAACACCTCACAAAGCTCAATGTAATACATACAACGGGAGCGATAGTCACTTTTCTTAGGTAGCTTTGGAAGCTCTATGTTAAAGGTATCTGCAATTTTGTTTAAGTCAAAAAATCGGTATGTAAATAGGTACGGGAATGTATATTCATAAGCTATTGCATAAAAATAGAAAGACATTACTATGTGCAGATTTAGAAAAATTGCATAGTCTTTGGGGTCTATAACATAGCGTTTTTCATCATTATCAAATATGAAATAAATTCCCTCATCTAAGCAAGTTTCAAACTCCTTTCTTACTTCCGAAAAGTCTTTAAAATCAAAACAAGGATTTCTATCAAGAGAGCTGTCGCCTATTTGTTGCATTATGCTTTCATAATCCCTTTTTTCTATCCATTTTCCATAGATAGGATTGTACTTATTGATAACCTTTACATCATTCCAGAAAACACTATGATATTCAAAAAAATCAATAGTTTCTTTCCCTTGCTTACTTTCCTTGTATAAATCCCAAATGTATTTAGACAACACCATTTTACAATTATTTAAAAATCAATCACTTATAAACTTTAACACTAATCACAGAGAAATTTTCTGTAAAACATTTTGTTTTTACAGAGAAATGTTCTAATTTTGCACTGTCGAAATGTAACAACAAATGTTCTACATTTTTACGATACAAAGATAATAATAAAAATGTAAACAACAATGAATAAAGTAAAAAAAAGGCACAAAGTTACGGGCAAGCTCTCTGAGGCTATCGCAGAAGAGATACTATCTAATAATAAGTTAAGCCTTCAAATAGCCCTTGAAATGGATAAGACACAGATAGCTGTACAAAATTCTGCAAGGCGTAGAAGTGATACATTACTCAATGTAAGACTAATGCCTTTGTATGAGAGTTATGGATATTCAACAGAAGATGTAAAAGTAGAATAATTAATCATGAATAATACCGAGCTGAAAGGACATCTAAAAAGAAAATTAGAGCGTGTAACCGACCTAAAGTTATTCTTAGAGGGTACTGTTAGAATATTGGCAAGCGAGATTATTAGCCTTAACGAAGAACTTGCCCTTGTGGAAGGGGGCAAGTCTTCACTAAAACTAAAAGAAACCGTTGATATTTCAGATTACACGGGTAAGTTTTACGCTGAACTTGAAAGAGCAAGACAAAACAGCGATTTATAAAAAAAGCCCCGCAAGATTGCGAGGCCGTGGTATAACAAACAAAATTTTTAACATGGCAAAATTACTACAAAAATTATTCTCTTGCAAGCGAAAAGCAAAAAAAGTGCAAGATACAGAACTACAAGTGATTAACGGCTACTTGTGCTACAAAAAGCGCCGTTACAGTGAGCTAAATCACGAGCAGAAAGATCAATATAATGACTGCTTGATACCTCAAGAATGTAGAGACCATCTCCACAAGCTCCTTACTGAAAATCAACTTAAATACGTACTACGATGAGAACAATGACTAATACCGAATTTGAGCGTGTGCTCAATGAAGAACGCAAGCAGCACTATTATTACAGCGATTTATTGGACTTGCGAGAAGATGATAACAGGTCTTTCAGCTGCGAATTTATCACAGAAGACGATTACCCTGATGATTGGTACTGCGCAATATATTATGATGTAACCACTCATTGCGAGGGCAGTAATAATGCAAGCTGCCACAATGTAGAGATACAGCATATATACATCAACTTCCAAGAGGTTAAGGCTACTGAGATGCAAGAAAACGTATTAACAACGGTACTCACCAACCGAGCTAATAAAGAGTTTCAGTTCAAAGATACTGATATACACCCCGATTATGCAACTTCTTATACATGGTAATATGAAAATAGGTGATTTAGTAAGGGTTAATCCCTTTATCCCAAAAGACCCTGCAAACCAAAAGGGCAAAGTAGGGGTGATTGTAGAGATAGTCAATAACGAAGGGCTTGAGATAGTCAAGGTAAGGTTCAGCAATGATTGCTATGGGCTGTACGATGGTGAAGTCCTCCAGCTAATTAAAAACGATAAAAAACAAAAGCAATGAAAACAACCGTAGAAAAAGGCAAATGCTATGAAATAGGCGATTGGCTCATCCAGATTGACAGAATAGACGAGCACCATATATGGGGCTTTGGGGCTGATAGTGATAGAGTGATAGGGTTTTTAGCACTCCCTATTGATAGCCAAGTAACCCGTGAAGTGCCGATTAACGACTATATCAATTACATTGACGTAGCAAGGCAGAATATAGCGGCTGAATTTCGTGAGAGACTAAGCCAATACGAAGAATAACAATCAAAATTATATAAAAATGAATGAGAACATAATCACCGTACAACAACTCCCCGTGATCGTCTATGAGCGATTGGAAAGCGTGGGGCAAGAGATTGACAAGCGTATCGCAGCGCTTGATTTAGACCAACAACTCGTAACAGAGGACACCAAGAAAGCAGTTAAGGACACCAGGGCAATGCTCAATAAAGAGCTAAAGGACTTTGAAGAGCAGCGCAAACGTATCAAAGAGCAAGTAGTAGCGCCTTATGAGGCTTTTGAAAAAGCATATAACTCCTTTATCAAGGTAAAATATGAGAAAGCCGATGGCATTCTTAAGGTGAAAATTGACGAGTTCGACAGGCGCCTAAAAGCAGACAAAGAAGCACGTATCAGGGCTTATTTTACAGAGTTATGTCAGGCGAATAACATTGACTTCCTCCCTTTTGAAAGGCTTGGGTTAAACATAAGATTAAATGATAGTGACAAGAGCTTGAAAGACATCGTAAACACTAACATTGATAATGTGGTTAAAAGCCTTGCAATGATTGAAAGCCTTAATGATCCTGATGAGTATAAGGCGGAGATTCTAACAGACTACAAGCAAACCCTTGATGTAATGATTGCGATAAACAATGCAAAGTATCGCAAGCAGCAACGAGAAGCCGAGTTACAGAGACTTGAAGCGCAACGAGCAGCAGCTGAGCAAGCAAGGTTAGCCGCTGAAGCAAGGGCAAAAGAAGTAGCTCCTTTGCAAGCCCCTGAAGAGGTGCCAGCTCCAGCAATTCAAGAAGCACCTGCACCACCTCAAGAAGTCCCTGCTCCAGATCCTCAAGAAGAAATAATACACGTCACACTTGAACTAATAGGTACAAGGACACAACTTAGAGCATTGCGCCAATTCTTAGATATTAATAACATTAAATACAATTCAAAATGAGTACAGCAGTAACCACCACAGAAAAGGGCTTAACATTAGGTAATTTCCTTAATCAAAAAGCCACAGCCGATTTCCTAACAAAGACATTAGGGTCAAGAAAATCAGAATTTGTATCTAACCTCTTAGCTCTTTCAGATAGTAACAAAGAGCTGTTACAATGTGATAATACAGAGCTGATGAAGTGTGCCTTGAATGCTACAGCCCTAAATCTGCCACTTAACAAGAACTTGGGGTATGCGTATGTTATCGCTTACAAGGATTGGAAAACCCAAGAAGTACATCCACAATTCCAAATGGGATATAAAGGCTTTATCCAATTGGCGATCCGCAGCGGACAGTACAGAACGATTAACACCTGCGAGGTAAGAGAAGGTGAGATTAAGCGTAACAAATTCACTGGACACACTGAATTTCTTGGAGAAAATCCAGAGGGCAAAGTCATAGGTTATTTGGCTTATATCGAGCTACAAAATGGGTTTCAACAGTCCTTATATATGAGCCTTGAGCAGGTGCAGGCACACGTAAGTAAGTACTCCCAGAGTGGCATGGATAAAAAGACGGGTGAGCTTAGGGGTGTATGGAGGAATGAATTTGACGCCATGGCAAAGAAAACAGTACTCAAATTGCTACTTAATCGCTACGGGGTGTTATCAGTAGAGATGCAAAATGCCATAGAGAAAGACCAAGCAGACAGCGAGGGGCGTTATATAGACAATCCGCAAACAGGTAGGTATGTACAAGATGCTGTTATCGTAGAACAAAACGAACCTACCGAGATTGTTGCTCAAGAAGAGCCAGTAGCCCCTGCACCTGCTCCTTCAGAAAGCCCCAAACAAGTAGATTTTAAAAGCCTATAAGCATGAGAACAAGTTATTTTACCCTTGGACAATCGCACGTATATCGTACTAATGGACAAACCTTAGACCGTGATTGTGTGATTAAGATAACAGCCGAAAATCCAAGAGATGTAATGGTTGAGCATTTTGGCTTAGAGTGGGCTTTTGAATATGATGAACGCCCTGAAATGAGATACTTCCCACGAGGGGTGTATAACCTAACTGATAACAAATGGGAATAGCAAAAGTCATTAGTTCAGGTAGCGAGGGTAACGCCGTGATATACAACAATG